ACTCTGGCGATGCGGGAACGCTTTCAAAAAACGATGTAAAAAATGGCGTAATTCAATTAGAAAGAGATAAATCGGATGTCCCGGTTCAGATCCCGCTGCATTCCAAACTTGACTTTGATATAATTAATTTCATGGATAACAAAAATAGCAGAAATTGGTCATCTAAACTGCTAAAAAGAGAATTAAAAAGATATGATATTCATGGATCAATAAAGAATTTGCGGGCTTCATTCATCTCACATCTTCACGATAATGGTCTGGGAACTCAAGATATTAAGGTTGCCGTAGGCCATACATCGGAGAAAATGACGGCTCATTATACAACCAAACAACTGGAAATGGTCAAAAATAACATCGAACAATTATGACAGAATTATTACAGTTTCCCGTAAGTCTAACAATATCAGGGGGAAATTCGGCCTGTCAAGCCGGAGGTCGAGGGTTCGAGTCCCTTCGGTCCCGCTCCTCGAAAAGGCTCATTTCTCGTCAGTAAAATGATATGAAGTGAGCCTTTTTATTTTATCTTATAATACGTTATAATGCCTTATAATGCGTTATAGTATATTACAAAATTATTACAAAATTATTACAAAACGCCGAAGGTCTATTGCTTGCTATTGATTCTGCCCTTCAAATATGAGAGGTCATCTGTCACGTCGTTTAATTCTTTTATAATATCTTCACGATGTCTTTGGGACGTTTCATCGGACCGGTTCCATCTTTCGATAAGTTTTATTACAATACCTTCCACATTTTCGATGGTTGATTCCATTTTGGCAATGGCCTGGCGTACTCGATCTAAATCATCGGTCTGGTATTTTTGTGTCTTGATTAAATTCATAATCATATAAGCGAACAAACTACAAACGACACCGATTGCGCCATATTCAGCATAAACTTTCATCATTGTTTATCCATTGTTATCATAATAGTTAGCGATTAATGCAAGCGGCCATATCAAAAATGTAGTCCAAAAAAGGATGATTGCAAATTCTAACATCAATACTTATTCCCCCAAGATTTCTTTCTCTCTGGTGTATCTTTTCTCACGGTTCCTGTGTGGGTAGTCCCACTAACCCCTTTACCGCCACCACTACTTCTAACTGGCGTATATTGACGATACTGGCGAACTTCTAATGGTCTGTAATCATATATCATTCTGCTATCATTTCTATATCTATAATAGTGAGGATAATCATACCGCACTATATACCCATCATAGATAGTTATCTTTTCTATAGGCTTGGCATCCTTCATCAGTTCAGCAACTGTTAGCCCTGCGAATAGACCTATGGCGAAGTATCCTATTGCTTTAAGCATTGCGTAGTATACTACTCACTTGCGTAGTATTGTAGTTTTGTAGTTTATTCATCCGAGCCCTGTACAATTTATTAAAACTCTTCTTCCACCGTCAGTTTAACGTTGAAAACATTCGGGGCCACTTGCGCCATGTCCAGGCTATTGTTTGCGAACCGTCCGAAAATATGTTCTGATTCCGCATTGTCACCTTCCGAACTTTTATCAATCGAAAAGATGAACGGAATGTGATTGCCATTTGTCATGTTCCAAACATCGTCCACGAAATTGTCATCCGCTGCAATAATATCATATTCATCCGGCATAAGATCAGATGAATCAAGAAAGCTGAAATTCATATCATATATTAATCGCCCGCCTTGACTTTCATATCCGTTGGAAGCTGTAGTGAAAGGACTTTTAGATGTGCTTCCCGCCGTTCTGCCAAAAGACTTTAAATTGCTGAATCGCTGTCCACCGTGAGATTCCTGTAAGTCGTTCATTCTGTTATATGAAATTATCCGGGTAATATTCATATCCGGGGCGTGTGGCATTTCGTAATATTCTCCAATCATAATACAACCGACAAATAAATCAGTTGCGCTGAATGTGTTTGAAGAATTGCCTTCAAATTGGATTCCCCAATATCTATATGTTTGCTCTCCTCCTGTCCACGATACAATAGTGGATCCGTCAGTTGCCGGAGTCACAATAGATGTGCTAACGGTGCCCCCGTTCACAATTTCCTTTAAGGTTGGATAATTGGCACTTGCCATATCTGCGACGTTTACGTGTGACTCGGTATCGCTTCCACGAATCCTAATTTTTGCATCCGCAGAATTACAATTATGATTTAGAATTGCTACAAATGACTTTTTAGTGGATGTGCTTTGCGTGTCTATATTAATAAGGACATGATCCGAAGTATTTGCGCTTGTATCGAAATCCACCTTATTCAATGGTCGCATATCGAACAGTTCCGCTTCCGAGCCTGTTTGTATGCCGATTAAGTTTGCCCCCGTAATGACATCAAAATTGCCATCCTGTCCGATGCCCCTACTCATGAGAAAGTTAATTTGGTCCGTATAAAATCTTGGTGTTCCTATATTTTGATTCGCCATTAGCTTACCTTTATTGCTTTAATTGAACAGCCTGTGACTGTTTTTGAAATGTCTGTCACGATGAAATAACCCGCCGCCATATTACCCCAGGTTGTTGTAACCGAAGAAAATGTCTCGGTGGTGGAATCCCATGATCCCCCCATCGTTTGACCGTAAATTTTTAAATCAGCCGGCCAATTACTAAAATTTATTATGTCACCAATCTCAAGATGATTGTATTTCGGACGGACACAACTGAAATCCACCGTATCGTGTCTGTCTTTCATAATCTCTAAATATGCCGAAGCCAAAGCCGATGCGGTTGTTGAATCCAGTATTTCATTGGCATCTAATTGGAGTTCCATATAACTTGCATCGCCAGAAGATGGATTTAGACTGTATCCGGAAACCGTGTTTCCCGCACTTGTGGCATCAGTTGCGGTTGCTTCTGATTTGTTTTGTTTTGCCCCGTAATCGTGATTGTATTTAACGAGAATGGAATTTTTAACTGCACCAAGCGATGTTTTCCCGACCTTTCCCAAGTCAATATCATTAAAATCAATGGTCTGATCGGCGGAAGAATAGTCATCGGTGCGCCTTAACGTCTTGATCTTAAATTTTCCATCTCCACCGATAAATACATAGGAGAAGCAAAGCCTTCCAAGTCTTTCAAGCATATCTTTAGAGTTGATGAATTTATATTGTGAAAAGGCGAACTTCACATCACCGACCGCATCCTCGTATATATCTCCCAAATATCCGTTTGTTGTATTGCCGGAATAATCAAACGAGGTAATATCAATATCCGCCCCTGTCGTTGATGAATCGAGAGATAATTCAGTCCGTAAAATATCCTCAATCATATAAACTGGATTTTCAATTAAATCATTTGCGGCATAACCCGGATCGGCAGCATCTCCGTTTTTTGAATTTCTTGCACCTGAATCTATTGTATCAATCCACGCACCGTACTTCCGACCTTTTCCAGAACAATAAATATAATCAGTAATTGATGGTGTGAGTTTCGATATGGTCCGTGTGAGTATTATTGTTTCTTCTGAATAATCAGATTCGTTTTCAAATTGTGTTCTTACTCCATATCCACCACTAAAGGTTTTTTCATACGTTTCTTGAATCTCTTGCGTGTATGTTTTATCTGTGGTAGGAGTAAATCCAATTTCAATCCCAACTTGATACAAGTCAAACGAAGCCGTTCCCGAAGTGGCATCTGAATTATCTAAATCTAAAAACAACACGCCTTCAAAATCCCAATTAGTTCGTGCAGTTGCGCCATAGAAAGAACTAATGTTTGCCGATTGGTTTGCTCCATCCCAAGTTACCGCAACGTCATTATCACCGGAATTATTTGAAACATATAAACCGGGGTCTGGCGTGCCGGATTGAGACTTAAAATCAATTAGTAACCGGACAGAAGTATAGTCTCCCAATTTTGCAATTTTCGGTACACGATAACCTCGGACGCTTGTATTATCATACGGGGCATCTAACGAATCCCCCGCCGTAGTAAAATCGCCATCTATTTCGTTTGCATAATTCCCCGAATCATAGGAGTTGTGCTTTTTCAATGGTAGATACGCATACCAGGTACTTCCCTTAAATGATATTGTGGCGGGTCCTGTCTCCGATTCGGTGGCATTGGCATCATCTACGGGGAAATATAATCCACTTTTATATCCATATATATTTTTGTTATTAAGTGTGTGAATAGTTTGCTGATCAACAAGGGCTTCTACTCTTGCGTTTGCGGCATCCCATTCATCGGATATAATGGCGGGAAATTTCCCTTTTGTAAAATGCCTATCAAATTCCGTTGTGCTTGTAGGCGCATTACTATCTACCGAAAAATCTCCGTAAGTTGTAGGGATTGGTTTGCCAATATTATTAGTGGGAGCGTTTGTATATGTGGACGAATCAACTGTATTCGCAGGAATTTTTTTATGAAACCGGGTTGTATTATCGAAAAGTGTCAAAGTCACATTATTGTCATCATAATTAATTTCACCTGAGATGACCCCGGAAGCAATCATGCGGGCTGCCGTATCAAGTGTGGAAGTTTCGTTTGTATTTAAAAACAATTCCCATTTGCGATTTGCGAAGTTGTAATCAGCAAGAAGATCGGAGAATCGTTTGCCCCGGATGGATTTGTCGGCATTAATAAGCGTGACACTCGTATTGCCGATTGAAGTGGTGAAGTTAAAAAAGTCTAATGATTGGCGGTATGTTCCCCAGGATGCAACCAGTCCGTAATATATATCAGATCCATCCTGTCGATGGCGGTCACTTACGCCAATGAAAGCCGATTCGTCATTATAATATAGTTTAAGTACCCAAAACGCTGTGGTGTTTGAATTTTTTAGGGCGTTGGTAAGCGCACTATCGAATGTGAGCATTTAGCCAATCCTCGCCTGTCCTGTCGAGATCGCTTTGTTTATGGCGGGAATGAGACTATTGGATGCGAAGTTTGAATCAATGGTCCCAAATCCTGATATATTATTATTGATGACAATCTTGGAACCCGAAGCTGCGGAAGCGGATGGTGCGGCTTGTGTAGGTGATGCACCAAAAAGGAAGCTATTAGAACCGCCGCCGTTTGGAGATGGTGATGTTTGTGTGGGTGATTTGCCGAAAAGGAAATTGACTATTGCCGAACTTATTTTATTTGTGCCGCCAGAAGCAGAAGTCATAAAATAGTCATAGAGTTTAGCTTGTGCAACCATAATCATTAATTGAATAACGGCACGTTTTAATGACTCCGTCACATTGTCACCCATTAGCGCAGATGTACCTAACGATATGGTGGTTTGGGATGCAAATCGCGCCATCTTTTTTCTTATCTCTAATTCTTCCGCTGCTTTATCTGCTAATTTTTTTTGGGCTGCGAAATAAGCAGCAGATACCTCTTTTACTCTTTCTACTCTTTCGGCTTCACCCTTTTGCATATGTTCGATGGATAACAATACAGCTAATTTTTCTTTATCTTTTTCAAGAAAGAATCGAGCGTTTTTCAATGACTCTTCCTCAAGGTGGTTTAATCCACCTTTAAATCTTTTTTGAATAGTCAGATTATTAATAATTGCTACGTTTGCCGCAATTTGTGCTTCGAGAAGTGGTTTGGTATTTCTTTCGATTTCACCAATTACATTCCCAAATTTTATAAGATTATTTAATCCATCTATAAAGGATTCAGCCCATTCCGCTGCGCCTTTAAATGTTTTAGCGATACCTATTACAATTGGTGCTAATACGTCTCCAAGCGCTTCAGCGGCATCCCCGGCAGCATTTTTCATTTGCTCAATGCTTCCTGTCATTGTTTTCGATTGTGCTAATGCTTGTCCGCCAAAAAGTTTAGCGACATTGCCCGTTAATGTCTCCAATCGTTCCGTAGACCCGACTGCTCCGGTGACTTCAATCCCGTATCTGCTCATCGCGTTGGTTGAACTACCAATTGTTTTCGCTACTAAATCACCCGCACTTTTTAAATCAAGCCCCATTCCCGCCGCTAAATCAAGTGTGGCTTTTGTTAGAAGTTTTATTTCTTCTTCACCTTTGACGAATGATGCGAGCATAGATTGCATCATAATTATATCTTCATCGCCAAACATAGAGACTTGCTGTAAGGCGGATGCTTGTTTTAATAAGGCTTGTGAAGTTTTACCTAATGCGGTTGCGAGTTTCTTTTCTGCAAGTTCTTGTTTTCC